CTATTGTGGAACATATAGTGTGAATAATCCAATGTTTATGTCATCATGTCCTGAATATACTACGGATTTGCGATATTGTTTGGGATGTTTAAGGTTTAGATATAATAGAAAGGAGATCATATTGGAGACTGATTATGCTGAAGATTTTGAGAATTGTATATTACATTATTTAATGGATGGGGAAATATTGAAGTATAATTGGTTAGCTCCTAAAACGCGAAATTATAGTCAAGGAGGATGTGATGGGGACGGACGTAATCCTGAGATTGAGAAAATCCAAAAACAATATTTAGCGGACAAGTATAAAGATCTATGTAGTATTTGGTGTAGAAAGAATGGTAGATATGATTTACGTTTAAAAGACAAGCGTAAAGATCCAACAATCTATGTTATCAATGCATATCCTGAACGACGATCTAAATATGATAGTAGATATAAGATGTTTAAGGCATATTGGTGGAAGGAAATATGTGATGAGACAGTGGATAAATATCATTTTAGACATAATTGTAATAAGGATTTGAGAAAAAAGATAGTTGCATGTAGTGAAAGTCATAAAGAATTATTGAAACAGATAGTGAAGAATAAGCAAAACAAATGTATAATATTGGAGGATGATGTAGTATTGAACTTTGATCGTCTGGATGAAATAAAGCGTATGAAAGAGTTTTGTTATTTGGGAGGACAATTGAATACATTGAAGGTTAGTGAATATGGTAAATTGGATAAGTCAAGTGTTCGTAAAACATTTACAACGGATAATATTCAAACGATTGATACAAGTAAATATCGTATAGTACATAATCTTGGTTATTATATACCGAAGTGGGAGATAGCAGAGCAAATATTATCATCTATACCAAAATGGGAAAAGTCACGAGCGATAGATGCTGAGTTCTTTCAATTACAGCAATCAAAGATGATAACTAAATTTGTGTATCCTGCGATGGCGACATTGTATATGCCTGATGCAAAGAATGGATTTACATATAATGATAAGTCATCATATAAATTGGAAGACGACCAACAGCATTATTAAGCAAAGCAAAAAAAAACTACGTTTTTAAAAAAAAAAATATTATCATTAATAAAAAATATTATACAATAATAAATGTCATATTCTACTTCCCAAGATCAAAACACAATGTCAAGTGAGATGGCTGCACAAGAGCCAAAGATGATGAACCAAGCAGGATCTATTCCTGATTTGGTAAAGATTGGAGCAATTCCAACGAATACCGCAATTGAAGTTGATAGTGATATACTTGATCCTGTTGTAAGATCGGATACATTTTGTCGTTTTCAATTACAGAACAAAGGTATTTTACATTCTCATTCAAAGATTAGTTTAAGACTGGCGAACTCTGCTGCTGACGGCGATGCTTTCTTTCCATTGGGAGTTGGCGTTCATTCTTTGATTGATCGTTGTCGTCTTTTAATTGGAACGCAGACTATATCTGAGATAGATGATTATAATCATTATATGGGATACAAGTCAATGTTTATGTCTGGAGAACATCAAAAGGAGCGTGAATCGGTTACTTCTGGACGTTGTATAAACCACGGAGTATATTATAATGATGGAAACAATGCTTCCAATGGTGATACAAGTGATACTTCGGCAAGTTTTATTGGATTAGATGTTGGTACTGAAATTATCCGTAGTGCTTCTGGTGCTGTTGCGACTGCTGGTAATGTTGAATTGAAACCATACATGAAGACTAATTCAACTCTTGGAGGACCTGAGTATCAGATCGCACTTGCTGATTTATTCCCATTTTTATATACGAACCAAATCCCGTTGTATATGTTAAAAGAGCCTGTAACTGTTGAACTAACCTTTTCACCAGCATTAAACCAGCGTGTATCTGGAAATGTGGGAACAGAATACGCGATTGATACTTCATCAATCCAGATGATTGCTGATTATCAGTATTTCCCGCAAGAGATTATGGAGCAGTATGCTGCTGCGAATTCTAATATGACATTTACGTATGTAGATTATCGTATGGCTAAGCGAACTGTATCATCATCTGGAGTTGCTGGTGCGGAAGTTGCAACGGGACAGACTATTATGAATGTAGGAGGTGCTGGACGTATCTGTTCTAAGGTAATTAGTATGTTATCAAGAGATGCTGCTGTTGGTAGTGAGATACTGAATAATTATCATTCATTTGGTCCTCGACGTGATTATACATCTGCGAGTAATGTAGTATTTAATGGATCACTGATTGCAAATATTAAGTATAACAATGTATTTTTATATCCTGTTGATTTAGATAATAGTGCGAGATATTTTTATCAGGTCTCACAGGCAGAAGGAATGGTTCCGTTTGTTTCTCGTGACGAGTATTCTTTTCAGGGCGATAGTATTACTCCATTTACATTAGAAGCAATCGGGCAGAATGCTGTTTCTGGTGGATTACCAAATCATTTCTTTTATCAGGCATTCCATCTAAATCGTAATGAGCGTATTAATTCGCGAGGTATTGAGTATTATTTTAACTATGATGCTTTGCAAACTATCGCAGCGGGTAGTGGAGAGGCATACACACTCCGTGTCTATACTGAAGTATTAAAGACGGCAAGTATTGTAAATGGAATGGTAAGTACTGCTCTTGCCTAAATAAAATTGTTTAATTTTTTAATTGATATTTTTTTAATCTAATCTATAACAAATAGATTATGTCTGAATATACAGATACAATATTGTTGGAATGTAATAGGAAATCATCTCCTGAATATATATCTGGTGGTGATAGCGATAATGCTACATGGCAGAATACATTAGGTGTCGGAGTATCATTAGATGTTGGTGATTCTATTCAAGTAGAGAGTGCTTATGTATCGGCGATTGGTAATGAGGCATCAACGATAGAGATAAAGGGAAAGGAGTTTCCTGTAAGTCGTTCATCAAGTGATATATCTGTGACTTCATCATATTTGGAAGCGAGTTCAGAAACGGAAGGTAATTTAAGTGCGAATGATATCGGTACATTTTTTTGGAATGCATCAATGGGAACTACAACGTATAATTTAAAAGACAATGAAATAAATTTAACGCAATCATATTATAAGAATACAAATGCTGAGTATTATGTGACATTACCGCGACATGCGGCACTTGATGGAGCATTCTTGAATAAGTTTGTTAGAGATGGTGTGATAGCAAGTCCAGTAATTATTAATGCTTTTGATAATAATGGTGGTCCGCAAGCAACGTGGTATGATTATAATTCAAGTTTAAATGGGAGCGTATTTAAAGCGAATCCTTTTAGATTGGCGACAGATTATAATTTTGTTGAATATGATAAACCATTTATCAGCTCATCACATCAAGATGCAATTCCTGCGAACAAATATTCGGAATTAGGAAAGCGACAAGAATGTGTAAATGACGGTACAAGGCATACATTATTTGTGAGAGATAAGTTTTGTAATAATGCGAGTTTTCAAGATGATTATCCACTAAATCCTTTACGTGATCCAGCATTATATGATTGGATTTGGTATAAAGACACCAATAAATATGAAATCAATGTTGGATTTAATAGTCCAGCGAATGTTGCGGCCCAGATGACAAATCAAATGTCTGAAGTAACTAAATTAGAGCGTTTGAATGTAATGCGAACTGCTAATAATGAGAAATCAATGCGACGTATAAATATCCAAGGAACAACTAGAAGTATGAAAATGTTCCCTTGTTGTACTCCTTCCTATTTTTATAATAGAGCATCTGCTTCACAGATATCAACATCAAATTCTCCAGCTCAGGCATATTTTGATATAAACAACGCTTCTGTATCTGATAGACAAAATACGATGGATAGTAGTACATGGGACGAGTTTTTATATGGTTATGATGCTAATTATGCGACGGTCGGTTTTAAAAGACCTGAACTACAAGAAACTGGTAGAGATTTACCAGTAGATGAAAATAGTAAATCATTATCATATAGACTGGCGGCATATTCGGATAATTATACTCCGACAATTGGTGATGGTGCTGGATCATTACAACCACAAAAAATTGTATATCCATCATCATCTAATACAAACGACCAATTTAATTATAAAGATATCATACCATTGGATTTGGATTGGACTACTGATAATTTAAGAAAATTAAAGAATTTTTTTGATAGTCAAGCATTATATAATGAGCTATTTGAATACGAACAGTTTTCTGCTAGTCAGCAGGAATATGCATTTGATGTTGGTACATATCCTAATGCATCAACAAAGATAAATATTAATGAAAGTAGATTTATACATATGAACCGTTATAATAGTGATATAAACCGTGTATATGTCAATGATGGTTATAATATTGCGGAAGGTACATTTGTGATACAGGCTAGTGATACATTACCAACTGATATGGAGTTGGGCGATAAACTTGGCGATTATAGTGATCCTACAGCATTTAATGTGGATGATCCTCGAGCATTTATAGTTGGATTAGATCGTATATCAACACCGAATACTGTAACAATTAATGTTTCATTTAAGACTGATATAGTTGGTGATGGATTGGAATATTTTGAATTTTCAAAGAGAATATTGGGGAATGATAATTATTTTGACGGAACAACAAATGCGAGTACTGAATGTTGTGCTGTATTTTTTGATTATGATAGTACGCGATCAAATGTTGCTTCTGGTGGGACAAATATTGGGAACAAGTATTTAGGATTTGGTTTAAAGTTTATCAATGCTTCATTGGAGGAGAAGATTGGTTTAAGTGTTGCGAGTTTTGGATTGGCTGAAAAGTTATTTGATGCTGATGGAGATTTAGATATTGGAAAAGCAATGACTACATATAGAGTATCAGATGGTCCTCCAGTTGTAGATAACACTATAAAATTATATAGTACTTCGCGTGAATGTGGATTTGATAAACATTTTAATGCATTCGGTACATGTGCTATCCTTTTATATAATGGAGATAGCAATGATAGTGATCCTCCATATACATCGGCGGTGAATACATCACTTGTGGGGAATGCTTCCGGACAAGCATCAAACACTGCAACTGAATTATCACATCCTTCACGATCATTACAAGTCTGGCAAGAGAGGGAAAATGTAGAAGGATTTGAAAGTGGTCTTTTGAAGGTGGAAGATCGCTTAGCCAATCCTTATCCTGTGCAGGCGAATTATAAGAACCATGTTTATATAGGAGCAGATGATCCCGTATTTTCATTTGATGCGGAGCAGTCTCGTTTTTTCTTTCAAAGATTACATACTGCTGAGCGTGTTGGAAATGAGTATAATACATCAGCATTAGAGCCAATTGCGGATGCTGATTTAACAGTTTATAAGATAAATAAACGATTAAGATTTACAAATTACAGTCCTAATTTTATACCATATAATCGTAATGAATTGTTTTATGCGATGAATGGTGAGAGTGCCTCTGAGGGTAGCACAATAATATCATTAGATAGAAACATAGTTCCATTTTCTATAATGGATTCACATAGTGGAATACAATTTGAAGATTATGGAGTTGATAAAAAACATTGGAGAGATAGTCTTTGGGAACTGATGGGATTTTCATACGAACAATTTCACATTTCTTTGGCTAACAGAACAGCGCGAATTGAGCCTGCTGGATTATCAACAAAATTTGCGACAACTAACTCTGAGATTAGATCAGCTGATTTCATAAATTTTAATAAACAACAATTTGGTGTCACTACATTTGATCCAACTGGAGTTTGTATGATGAGATGGAATTGTTTGGATGTTCCTAAAAATTTTGCATTTACTGGATTAGTTCCTGATCAGCAAGGATCTGAACCACCGGATTATTATTTAGGCAGATGGTATGGTTTTGCTGACTATCCAACAATCGTTCAATCATGTTCTTCAGTAAAAGTATTTGCTGAAAAATTACCGAGAAAGATGTTAAGTCCTATTTATTTGGTAAAGAGTGATGTGATAAGTCCTGAATACATCGGTGGTCCTGAAGGTGGAACGAATATGCCGATTGTAGCTGTTGTTCCTAAAAATAGTGGTTATGGAGATTTTTATAATGGAGCTGGTGGGACGGTTTTTACGAATACAATTCCTCGAACAATACAAAATATTACGACACAGATATTGGATGCTGATGGAACGGAGGCTCGTGTGGATGATGCTTCATGTGTGATATATAAGATTACAAAAGCAATTAAAGGAACAGATCAGGTGATACAAGATATATTAAATCCTGTAAAGAAATAAAAAATTGGTATAGTATAAAAAATGCCTGTTACTAATAAAGATAAATTTAATGTTCGGTATAAATTTCCCAAAGGTACGTCGCACAGTCGGGCTGAGATTGCGAAGTTGTCTGGAATACCTGTTAGAATTCTTACCGAAGTCTTCAAGCGAGGCGTGGGTGCGAGACGCAGCAACCCTTCATCAGTTAGGTCTGCTACTACGGGAAAGAAGGTTGGTGGTAAAACCCTTCGCGGAAAGATGAGTGCATCACAGTGGGGAACGGCAAGAATTTACAGTTTCGTTATGAAACAGCCGGGAACGTGGGGCAAGGCTGATAAGGATTTGGCGGAGAGAGTAAAAAAAATGAGTAAAAAGAAATAATATGTAAATACATAGTAAATGTCTGAAAGCGAAGGTCAATTACAGGATTATTCTGTGGATCAGGCTGCGGGGGCTGTGGTATTGGTATTAGGAGCAATTGCTGGATTGTTACAAGTTATATGGATGTCAAAGTGTCATTGCAAAGTTAATTTATGTTATTTATTTAGATGTGAAAGACGACCACCAACGGAGGAGGAGATGAAATCATTAAAGAAGAAAACACAGGAGTTAAAAGATGCTGCAACTAAAAAAAAGGATGAGGACGACGTAGAAGATAAGGGAACACCACGATTAGTTCCTACAAAATCAAAGGATTTAGAGGCTTCCCCTGAGCCTGAACTAGGAATTTAGAGCTTTATTAGACATTGCGATCACATGATTCACGAAATCATAATCTATTTTTGATGTTACTCCCATCATTTTCGGTATTTCTATGGCTTGTATGATGTGGAGATTTTTGAAGAATACGTGGCTAAAATGATTATCACCAATCGGGACTCGGCACATGAAACATGATTGTCCTGTACCACCTTCGGTGTAAGCGTTACGACCTTCTTGATAGATCGCTCTAATCCTTTCAAGATGATGTTTTTGACAACACGAGTGTCCGTTCACACATGTGACAACTTTGTTACACGGTACATTCTCCATGCATACGTGACATTCAACAGACATAGTGTGTTTGTTCTTGAGTGTTACTCTTATTTTTAATTGATATTGTAATCAAAACCAACTTTCAAATTTTGGGAAATTTAATAAATGATGTTGAGTAAATAAATTATATGAAATTAGGATAATATTAATGTGTTTATAAAATAAAAAGTGAAAAGTGTGTAGGAAATATTTTTCTGTTGAAGTTTTACAAAAAACTTTTTTAGATGTATAAAAATTATCATTGTGGTCGTTATTTAATTACTTTGTTATTTTGCAAAGGGAATAGTAATTTAAAAATG